TGTTCTTTTGTAAATTCAGTCTGTACGCCAGCGGCTTTCAGATTGATATTGCCAAGATAGGACTCGGCATCATGCTTCTCGGTCATTCCTAATCTTCTTCACTTTCTTCGCAGGAAGTTGTTTTGCAATCATATCCTGTAGTTCTTTTGTAGAGCCAACAAAGAAGGCATTGTTTGTAACCTGTTTCTTTGTTTCGTCTTTTTCAAGGTCTTTCATTTGTTTATGAACATCCAGTAATTCTTTGTTTGCCTCTGTCGCCGTTTTAAGAAGTTGTGACACAACCTCGTAGGCTCTGGGACTGTCGCTCTCGGATGCAACTTTCAAGATTCCGTCAATAGCAACTTTACTATTATCAATTACATCTTTTAGATTTTCACGCACTTCGCCATAGTCTTTTCGTTGGTCCATCTTTTTGCGGTCGGGAAACTTGGAAAGGTCAACCTTGACAGGCTCACGGCGAACGATGTCGGCATCCACCACTTCGGGTGTCGTTTTCCGCACCTCTGTAGGCTCTATGTTCAAAGCGTTTTCTAAAGGATTTTCGTTGTTATTGGGCATTTAGTGTTCCCCCTTTGATGTTTAGAGTATTTGGATACTCGAAGATATCTTGGGTGATTCCGGCAATTGGTGGAAGTGAATCAGCACCAGAGGGTCCAGTGACATCTGTGATGATACGAAATGCTGCTGACGTTGGACCAGTGACTCCACCAGTTGGTCCGGTGTTGAAGAATGCGTTGAACGCTGTAACGTCTGTTCGCTTGATAAACTTTTGTGTTTTGACTGGTGAAAACACATAAGTTAACGCGGTAAACTCAAGATTAAATATGACTGAGCGTTGTGTAGATGTATCGCCCTCGTAGTCGATTTCAGGTGTCACAGAATTCAAAATAATTGGAACATCAATTTTTGTGTTGATGTCAGAAAAATTAAGTGTAACCGTGAACTCTGGAGTAAAGTATGGAACGATTTGCTCGACGATTTGCAAAGCATCGTCCATTGTTCTTGAAACAATTGACAAGGAAAAACCCACCGTATACGGAACTTCGGCAAACTGAGTGTCAACCTCGCCACTCGATGTTTTTTGTTTATATCTTTTGTAAATGGTGTTTCTTTTTCTAGTCGAATCAAAATTAATATTATTGATGTTAAAACCCATCCGAGGTAAAATTGACGCGATACCGGCTCTTGTTGATTCGCCGCTACGACCACCATCTACTTGACCTTTTGTATTTGGATATTCATCAAGCATCCGAATAAATTTTTCTTTAGAAGAATACGAAATCGGAACCATAAATTTTTTGATAGTGTTTCCAGCACTGTCTCTACGTTGAACAAAAATTTCATCGAACAACGAGCCGAAAGCAACAACGGTCTTACGAATAGCCTCATTATAATAAGTTGTAAACATTAAAGGTCACCCTCCGAAAACGGGTCAGTATCCGTAAAGTCAATAAAGGAGTTGCCCTCAAGCATGAAGTTTGTATTATCTTCAAATTGCTCTTGGACAAAGAAGTCATTCGTAAATCCAATAGTGTCAATGGAGTACGTTGCACCAGAATTTGCACCAATGATGCTGGCTGCTCCACCGAATGTTCCGCCAATCATCATAACCTCTGCGGTGTCTGTGCTTGTATTCCAGTTAATCACATCGAGAGTCGCACCCGTCGAGCCAAGAGCGTCATACAGGTGTGCGCGTTCACCCTCAATGAATTCACCGCTACCCGAAGAGGTTGTTACAACAATAAGCCTGTTGTTGACATCGCTGGTGGCTCCATCAATCGCACCAAATCCAGTCGTGATGTCTTCCCCAGAGTATTTGAACATCGAACATTTGAGCGTGTAAGAAAAGATTTTACCAAAGTGAAAAAAGTTCTTTTCTCTTTCAACAAAATTAATTTCAAACAAGCCATCGCTCAAAGGAAGATAAATTAAATCGCCTTCTCTCGGATAAGGATATTCTGGAAAAATACTATTGAATCTACTTCGTGAGACTGTCAATTCAATTTCGTCTTTGATGTCCAGACCAAATTGGGTCATCACCTCACCCTCGCCCTCAAAGCCTTCGTAACTATCAAGGTATGCTTCAATTAAAAAACCATCTTTGAAACGTGCGAGTCTGTCCTCACCAAACAAATCGTCTTTGTTGACAACCGCTCTTGGAATGTAAGCAACATCCATACCATGAATTTTGATAACTTCTGTAACAATACTGTCAACCAGAGATTGCTCAGAAGAATTATTAAATTTATTGAAGTATGGATTTACTGGCATGATTATCCCGTGAAGAAGTCAGGTGGTAATTCGTATTTGTCTTGTAATGTTTCCTCAATTTTTTCCATCTCGTCGGTAGCGGATGAAAATAACTGGTCAGCGTTAAACTGAACACCACCGGGAAGACTAATGTTTTGATATTTCATCAGATTCATAGCCCATTGTTTTTTAAATGATGCGGTTACATATCGTTTGAGCAAAATATCATCGTACACCTCAGTGTATGTTTCTGGATTAATAGCGGCATATCCATCAATTACAATAAAATCTCCAGCACTAACAAGTTCTGACCAGTTCATGTCGAGGTACAGTCTATTTGTGACTCGATTAAAACGAATTTGTTTTTCAGGGTCTAACATGTCTGCTAGGAGTGAAATGTACGACTGGGTGATATAATAATTTGTCATATCACCACCATATCGAAGACCGTAGGTATCGTTCAAAGCCATTTGGTAACGAACACTAAACATGTTTGAACCAGCACCGCCTTGGTCAAACTGAAAAACCTTCGTTACAGAAATAAGTTCTTTTGAATCTTCAACTTGAGGATATCCATTTGGTCCAGTGGCTCCGATGGAATCGGTGTCAATAAAACCATTTTGAATATCTGTCTCAGTGATTTCATGTTTATACAAAACACGCTCAACACCATCAAAATGGTATTCGTTGAACATTTGAATTGCATCGTCGAGAGAGTCCTCTAACTGAGAGTCATCGACATTAATCTCGATTACTGGTGCGCCCAGTTTCCTCAGAGCGTACTGTTTTAACTCTTCTCTTGTTGTTGGTTTCGACATCTATCTCGCTCCTTGTCCTTTTATATGTATTGGAACGAGGCTTCCTACGCCTGAGCGACTTTCCCTTTGGCTTGTTTTCTTTCAACTACTAGCCACCGTTAAGACTTGCTATAGATTACAACAGTTCTTCTGGCAAACAGGATTCTGCCTGCTGTGTGGAAAGTACCAGTAGCCGTATTTGAGTTTGACATACCACTTACACACAATCCCAAACATCGATTACTTCCGGGTAAACCTGCACCGGGAAGACTATTTCCATCAAGCCAATATTCAAGACTGAGGCTAGTAACATCGCCATTGACACCAATTCTTCGTTTCTTAGTGGTTCCGCCACTTTCAATTCCAAGCATACTTGTGCTTGCCAGTCCCTCGTCCTGAGCAAAGAATCCACTTGAATCTGATGTTCCAGCAAGTCCCGAATCACTACCAGTGGTTGGAACAGCCCTAAATGCAAAAGCGGACTGCAAATCAGACGTTGTTTGATGGTCGATGTCATATTTAACGTGATAAAGGTAGTTTCCCTCTCTCAATTCAAGTAATTGACCAACTGGACTTGAGGTTCCTGTTAACTCATCAGAGAATGTTCTTGGCATGTTATAATTTGCGCCGGAGGGGAGGATAAGATTTTTTCCTACGTCATTGCACCGCAATTGCACGGATGCGACCTGCCCCACATTTCCAACTGTATAGTTATTATAAAACGGAACCATATTCCACACGGCGTTTCTGCCCGTGGGGTCAGTTTGCGAATCATAATTTGAGGGAACAAAGTTATAGTTCATCATATTTTGACTACCATCTTCTCCAGCCTCCAAATCGTTAATTAAGAGAGCATCAAGGTCAGCCGTTCCACCTGACCTACCATCCAAAAGTGGTACGCGGATTTCATCAACACGAACACCAACAATAGCACCTCCGGGAGTAGTGCCGGGACCGCCGTCGCCGCCACCAGTGTTAGTAATCGTATACTTGGCAGCACTATTGGTCGGGTCTTCAAGCAGGTCGATAGCGATTCCACTACCGGCAGCGATGTGAAGATTAGGCACTCCCTCAATGGAGTTTACTGAGTTTGCATCAACAGCAGAACCAGAGCGAACAAATGTTCCTGCCGAGCCAGTGGAACCTGTCGCTCCTGCTGCACCATCGGAACCTGTAGAACCAGTCGAGCCAGTGGAGCCTGTTGCGCCAATACCCACCGGACCTTCTGCACCCGTTCCACCAGCCTTGGAGAATGAGATGTAAACACTGCCACCGATAGGCAACACGTTGCTTGAACGAGCAAAATTTCCTGAGCCTGTCATTGTAACGACGCTCGCCGCAACACTGTAAGGCACAGCAGTGCCAGAAACGTACAAGTTATTTCCAGCACTTACACCCGCAACAAGATAACTGTCTCCAGTTTTCATAACACTTCTTGTGCCAGAGAAGAAGGCATTTAGATTATTGCCATCAGCATCGGTGGTATGAATCTTGACAAACCCAGAGCCATTGGTTGATGTGTCCACGACCATTTCACCAGCACCGGGAGTGGAAGTTGCATTCGAGTCGCCCTCGATAAGTTCATATCGGAATCCTGCAAAACCAGTCGCACCTGTAGAGCCTGTCGAGCCTGTAGAACCAGTTGAACCTGCTGCACCTGCGGAGCCATCTTGAGCAACCGCACCCTTTACAATATACATGTAAACATCTTCACCGGCTGCGAAAGAAGCACCGGCTTGATTTGCCGCATTCGTGCTTGTAAAGGTAAAGAAATTACCAGCGGTAACGTAGCCCACTCCGGCTTCTGGAATCACCGCAGCGAAGTCACCAGAGTCTCTGCTCTGCACAACGACTCTATCTGTGGTTGCACCATTGATAAGATAATCGAATAAATCAGCACCATTTTCAGCGGTTGCATTAATAGCAAACGACATGACACTTCCGGCTTGGATAGTGTAAATTTTACCCGGATTACCTACGGGATTTGCAGCCGTGGTTCCATACAAGAATCCAGCGGGTTGACCCGTTGAACCAGTCGCACCAGTTGAGCCTGTTGAACCAGTGGTTCCCGTGACTCCCGCTGCACCAGTGGTTCCCGTTGAACCAGTCGAACCAGTGGAGCCTGTTCCACCACCCGCCGTTCCGGTTGTACCAGTTGTGCCTGTCGTGCCTGCTCCAGTTTTGGTAAAGTAAAAATACAAATTATCTGAGGCGGAGAACACCGCACCACCACCAGCAGTCGTACCGGCAAATTCATAATTTGATGCACCCTGAGTAACACCCGTGACTCTCAAAGTCCTAAAGGAAGAGCCATTTTGTTTCTGGATAATAATCGTGTCACTCGGTGACGCAGTAATCAAATCCATGTATGTTGAAATATCAACACCATCCGCGTTTAGTTTGTTAATCGTAACAACCGGACCTGAACTTGCGTTGTTATCAAAACTCAATTCACCCGCTGCAACATTCGATGGAGTAGTATCACAAAGATATCTGAATCCAGCCATTCCTGTCGAACCAGTTGAACCCGTTGAACCAGTCGAGCCGGTTGAACCTGTTGAGCCGGTAGAGCCGGTTGCACCAGTAGAGCCAGTTGTTCCTGCGGAACCTGTCCTTCCTTGGGGACCAACTGACCCAGTGCTTCCGGTAGAACCACCACCAAGACCAGAACCAGTTACTTGATAATTAACTCTAGCGGTCGTGCCTCCGGGTGCAACAGTGTAAGAAAGTGTTAAACCTTTAGTATCGGTTGTCGTTCTAAAATCAATACCTTCAAGTGATGCACCAGTCGCAGCAAGCGAGCCATCAATATACAACGCACCGATTGAACCAGTTGCACCGTCATCTCCCTGAGTTGGAGAACCAAAGAAGTTATAAGATAAGATTCTTCTACCATTTACATCAGTATGAACAGATGTTTCATGGAAAATGCCGCCCAGTGTAAGGATGTTAAACCCATCATAGGTATTGCCACCCAAACTACTGCTTTCGATAACATCACCAAAAAGATTGCTTGTTCCGGTCATAAAGGAGCGGATTTCAACACCACCAGTTGTTGATGTACCACCACCACTAAATCCTAAACAATCAGTATTGAACCCACCGGCAAATTCAAATTCAGTGGGTGTCGTAACTCCAAAAATACTACCAGTTGAACCATCGGAAAGTTCTGCAATAAATTCTGGGCTGCTAACTGGTGCGGGTTGCCACTCAGACGCGGTTCCAGTTGATGTTAAGACATATCCATCTTGTCCAGCACTTCCGCCAATGAAGAGTCTGCCACTCGCAATATTCAACGCACCATAAGTGTCACCAGAACTTCCGATGTCCTCCGCACCAATAACCACATCACCAAGTTGTGTGACGTTTAAAATATTTTTAGATGTTTCAAAGGGATTATTACCAATAATCTTGACAAGTCCATCATCTGCGGTAGCACCAAGAGTGACACGCAGTTCTTTCATTTCATTTGGAGTAAGATTGAGGTTTGAGTTATTTACATGAACACCAAAAGTTTGTCCTTGGTTGTTTTCAAAGATTACATCACCGGACTCACCGTTTCTTGAAAGATAGTGGATTGGACCCGCAGGCACAGTAATTCCAAACAATCCTAAGCGTCTTGTGGTTTGGTCTAAATTAACGTACGGAGCGTTTGTGTTTGAGTCCAAGGTTCCCGCAGTGTCTCCACCGCTAATCGTCAACACATAACTGTTACTTGATGAATTTTTTCCAAAGTGAACATTGGAGCCTCGTTCTCTAAGGTTTGCACCTGAGTAAGAGGAATCCCTAAAAAGAATACCTGCACTTCCACCAGCAGTTACAAGTTGCACATAGCCTTTTTGAAGTGAGTCACCTGCATCAGTTAAGGTAGCACCTAAAACAAGACCTCCACCCTCTGTAGCGGCGATGACATCAAATGTCACACCAGAAAAGAATGGCTGTGCTTGGTAGGTGCTTCCGTCTTCATTGAATACCAAGATGTGACCAGTCGATGCACCGGGAAGATTCCCTGCGCCTCCAGAAACAGTCACATCTCCGGTTTGACCGTTGACGCTAGTGACAACTTTTCCATAAAGATTTGAAGTATGGAAGTCAACAGTTCCACCATTGAAGGAGACATACACACCGGAGAAAGTAATTCCACCAACAAACTCAGTGTTACCATAAATGACGGCAGGAGTCGAGAAGCCAAATTTATGAATACCAGTTTCATTATTAAATGCAATTGTCACACCCTCGTATGATGTTCCTGAACCGTAAGTGGTCGCACCATAAATTGCTAAGGGATTGACAGCCTCAATTAATTTATTAGTTCTATCAAACCATGTAATGAATGTATCATTTGTGGTAAGAGAATCTAAAGTGTTTCCTGCTGAGGAACCGGGTGGTGGTGGGAATTCTGGCATACTTTATTTAGTCCTCAATTATGTCTTAATTATGTATTTTAGAACCAAGTACGGTGGCATTTGTTCTGTGGCATCAAAGTCAATATTCTGAATGCCGCCACCATTATCTGAACCTCGAAGGTCGATTCCGATACCTCTTTGTTGGTCTTTTGAGATTGAGTAGTTTGCATGAAACGGTTCTGATATAGTTACATCTTGTGTTCCAAGAAGCGTGGATAAGAATTTTGAACCAGCATCGGATGTTGCAGAGGAGTCACCCTCGTCATCAGAGGCAAATTCTGAATTAAAATCAGGCGAGAATCTGTCAAGATAAACGTGATTGTGAGTCATCACCTTCTCAGTGCCACCTTCTTGTCCAAGAGTTCTTGCTGTGAGTCCTTCACCAGCACCTTCACCAAGAACAACTCTACTTCGCAAATCAGGAACTCTAAAGTTTCCTGTATTAGTGATTCCATATTTGTATCCAATACTTGCAAAAAGGTTTGGATAATCATCTGGATTATACCCTTGTCCATCACATGCGAGCCAACCAACAGGAACAATACCTTCTTGTTGTGCTACTGGGAGAACGGTTCCAGTGGGAATTCCGAGAGAGAAGTTCAATGTACCCGCCTGAGTTCTTACTGGTGCTGCACCGATGAAGGTAACGTATGGAGTTATGCCACCCTCTTGAATTCCATCTTGAGTGTCACTCACAACAACTTTAAAAAGATACCTTGAGAACGGGGACCGAATAATTTCTGGAGCATCACCGGGGTCAATATCATCATCTGGGTCTTGTCTGTATGTTTGGAATGGGATTGACAAAGCACCCTCAAAATTCTGGGATGCTTGTGTTGCTTTTCCGCCGGGAAACAATTGAATGTAATCCGTATCCTCTAGGTTTGTTGAACTATCCAAAGTTTTTACAAAAACATACACTTTGGCGGTTGCCGTAAACACTCCGTCAACAAAAACTACAATATCATCCGCTGGCTCGGAGGAGTCCAACTCCACAATCTTAGAGTAGTATCTAAAAATACCCGGAGCATTCAAATCAACTGCCGCCATTTCACTCGGAGGCTCAAGGAAACCTGTCGGGGCATCTTTCAAAGCGTTATTAATTTTTGCTTCAACAGCCAACACAGAAACTTGGTCTGGGTCAATGAGCGTTGAGAACAAAGAATTATTTGATAACTTGAAGGTGATTGTTCCATTGGAAGGAATTAAGTTTCTTACTGTTTCCAAACTTGAATTTTCTTCAACTGTTGTATTAGAAATTGTAATATTATTTGTAAAGTTTGAATATGTGTTTGGTGCATTAGAAACATACAACGCATCCGCGTTAACAGTGTCTACGTTTGAAAGTTGCACAGTGGCAGATGCAGCATTGTCAACGCTAAAGGCACAATTCCTAATAACACAACAGAGCCTTCTATTAAAATACGGGGTGTTAGTACCGTTATTGTTTGGGAGATACAAAGGACCAAATCTTGCGTCCGTGCTTACGGAAGAGAGATTTTGAACAAAAGCGGAAAGAGTCAAATCATTTGTCGAAACAGACAAAGCGTACTCACCGGGAGCGAGATATACAGGAGAGGAAAACTCAAATGTTTCTGCATTTTTGATTTCCCCACTAACAGATTCTCTTTCAGCGATGGTCGAAACTGCTTTTGTCACTCTGGCAAATGGCATAATAATATTATCAGAGGGGACTCCATCAACCACAGGGCTGATTGAAACTGTCACGGGTGTGGCAGCGTCAGATACCTCATTAAAGAATAAATCAACGCTTGGAATGAAAATACCATTTGGAAATTCTGTTGGGTTTACATTGAATCTTTGAAGAAGTGGAGACTCAGAGTTTAAAACAACTGATTGTTCAGAATTGAACAAATCACCGTAACTATCGAAAGCAAGACTATCGGAGTTGGATGAGCGTCTTCTGACAGAGGGGGGTCGAGGATAAGAAACAGAGTTTACCTCTGTATCAATCAATCGTTGAGCATAAAAATATTCATCTGCCGAGGTGGTAGCCCTAGAAATTTCACCGTCTGCAACGTCCATCAAGAACACATGTTTTTTACCCACAGTAAAGCGACCGCTTGGGATAGTCACGGAAGAAATATCAAGAGTCCCTGTTTCACTAACGACATATCCAGACAAATCTCCAATTGCCTCAGAATCCATGAACACATAAACTCTACTAGATGGTCTTAAACCAGTCGCTTCAAGTTTGATTGTTGACTCAGGGATGTATGGACGAATAGAAATGTCAACAATCTTATTATTGATATTTTTCACCATTCTTCGGGAAAGCACTCTAGTAACAAACGCAGTCTTTACATCTTGTCGATACACTCTTTCATTTGGGTCAACAAAATCAAAAACAGTTGTGAATGGTTTTGTGCCAAACCAATGAAGTTCCCAATCTCTCCATGTGGTTCCGAATCCTCTATTGCGACCAGCAATTTGGTTGTCTCTGGTAATTCGTATATCAAGTTCCCAGTTATTGAGTTGACCATCAAGATTATTTGAAACCTTTGGTTTAATATTCTCATCCCAATAATTGATACAGAAAGGTGAAATTTTCAGTGTGCCATAGTAATCCACAGCACCGAATGGATTCAGTTCTTCAAGGTTGTCATCCTCGGTAATTTCGATTTGTGACGCAAAGACAGCGGATGAAAATGTTGGTAAAAAGATGCCATCGGATGTCGTTTGCCCACCAGAAGATTCAAGAAAAATAGTTTCGTTTTCTTGTGTGGTTGGTTCAATTGATTGGCTGACAAACGGAGGATACATTCTATTACGAAGAGGGTCAATTGACGTATTGTAATTAGCCCGTGTGACATCCGCGTTGGCATGACCAGCAAGTTCGTCGGCAAAAATACCAGACAAAGCAATAGGAACACTGTTGCCCGATGCGTTTGTTCTTGAAATCACATTGTTAATAAGCGAGCGTTTGTAGTTGAAATCAGAATCAAACTGCTGTGCAGTTTCAATCTCTCCGATTTCCTTCATAGTGAATCTTTGATTATTAATGTATTCAATTCTTACTTCATCGGATGATGTCGCATCACCGGGAATGTGAAGTCTGTAGATTTCCATATCATTTGGTGATGTAACGGGCGGCTCAGGCTCCAGAGCAGCGACACCTTTAATAATTTTGAAAGTCCTATCAGGGGTAACCACAACGCTATCAATTCTGCCACCAAGAGAAACAACGTCGATTTCGGGTGGTTGTGGTGGCGTATATGGGTCGCAGTCATCGTTTGGTGCGGTTCCTTGGGCATAATTAAGTGAGCCATCAGTTTGTCGTCTTGGTCGCCAGTCAACAAAGTTCGGCAACTTCTTACCATTAAACGAAGGAATGTCTGCTCTTGGAATGCTTAAATAACTGTCCGCTGTAAACGGACCATCATTACCACTATGAAGATATCTTACATAACTTACACTAATTTGACCATTTGGGTCGTCAAGCGTGGCATCGGGTTTTAAAAGAAGTCTTGAAAATTCGTATGCGTACTCACGTTGTCCATCATCTAAAACAAACTTATCTGTGACATCAACACCATCTTGCGTAATAGAAATAATTTCTTTAACATCAACAACACCAGTTATTACAAAAACACCGGGAGTGTTTGCACTCAAGTTTGTTGCGGTCAGTGTACCAGAAAGTGATTTAGTTCTGATTGCAGTTTTGTCTGTGTTGCTCATTGGTGCAAACAAAACAACCCTTCTGTTTGCAAACGCAGTGCCAAGATTTCCAGTAAATTCACTTTGATTATTTGAAATCGTAAAGTTTGAAACTCTTACTAATTTAACACCATTATCATCATCTACGAGAACTTGAGGGGCTTCCAATGCACCATCTCTATTACCCACCGCACCGATAAATTCTCTATTAATATCAGCGTTTACCGTGAAAACACCAGAGGAATTTGTCAGGGCAACAAAAGGAGACACCTTTGGCAATCTCGCTGGATTAGCGTTTCTAATAGCACCAGACTTTGAAACCTCAAAGATGGCTCTTGCTGAACCTGCCAACACAACTTCATCCCCATCAGCGGCAATCAAAGTAACATGTGATGCACTATTTCCTGTGATGTCCGCACCGGGGTCAGCGATAGTATCGACGCTGCTGATTGTTCGGATTTGTGTAAGCCTTGCTCCTACGTTCAATTTAACACTGGTAATAAAAAGTTTTTGGAAAGCATTTTCAGCACCACTTTCAGCAGAAATGTAAAGTGGGTTAAAACTACCTAGTTGATTTCCATCAGCATCATAAAAATACATGCGAGAAGATTTCTTAAAAATTTGTTTTGAATCAACTTTAATACCGCCAAACTTATCACCATTTAGCCTGACATAAGCCCCTCTTGGTGCGCGTGAACTTCCACTTTGAGTAAATTCAACCGTGGGGAAATCATCCTCTAAGTAATTTTCACTCGTTGTTTCAAATTCAAATCCTTTGATGTAGCCCTTACCCGGACCAATGATAACACCAAATTTAGAAGGGTCATTGATTCCAAAGGTTGATAAATATGAATCAACCTCTAACGGGAAAGGTTCAACGGTATAATGTCCAGACTCATCAAATGTTCTTCTTGCTAATGTTTTTTCAAGTTCAGCATAGTTTGGATATTTTACAATTCTTGTGGTGTTGCCACCGATGACTCTAACAAGTTCAACAAAGTCAGTTGGGTTAGCAATTTCATATCCAGCAGTGCCAGAGCCAGTAAGTCCGCGTTGAGTTAAATTAAGAGAAACTTTGAATCTATCAGCACCGGGGGAGTTGTAGTTTGAGTAGCCGAATGATGGGTCACGAAGTGTTGAGTCATCACCCTCGGTGACCACGCTACGCACAGACTCAAAACCAACTGCCACATCTGATGTGGTGTAGTCACGATAATTGTTTGAGTGTGTGCTGTACGCGGCAAATGATTGTTTGTCATTTTGCGTAAAATATCCGTCAACGTAGTAGACACCTTCGTTGACAGAGATGAGATTTGAAACTCTACCCACACCCGGAGCAGTTTGCCCAGACAGCGTTGTAAATGAAAGCCCAAGACTGTTTGTGCCAGTGGTGCTAATTCGGATATTTTCTTGATATGTACCGGGAGTCAGATATTGAACAAACACAACCTGATATGGGTCATTTGAAAGTGTTGATTTTGGAGATGTGGCGACGATTCTCGCTTCTGTTTCAGTGGTAGCACCAGCGTCATCGATTGTGGTAGCAGTGATTTTTTGTCCAACGATGCGAGCCAAATTTTCAGTTGAAAGTTCTGTATCCGGTGAAATTCTTAAAAAATCTGATGCAACCTCTGTGATTGCTCCACCCAACACAACAGAGCCATTTGCAAAAATGTGGTCGCCAAATCTTTCGATTTGATTTTGCAGGATAGACTGAGCCTGTGCAAGTTCTCTTGCCTGAACAGCGTACCCCGGCTTAAACATGACTTGAAGAAACTTCTTGGCTTCATTGAAGTCATTAAAGTACGGGACGCTTCCCATGATTTGTGAGTCATACGCTGTTTTCTTTGTAGTCATTCAAACCTCTTAAAATTCAAATACAAATTTGAAATCTTCTCTTTGCTCGGTGACCCGCGTGATAGCAGAGTCTAATCCTTTTATGTATACCATCTCTCCAGAATAAAGGTCAATCTCCGGTGCGATTACAGCAGATAATGTTCCAGAAATTGTTCCCCCCGCTGCGAGTTGATAGTCTAGTCTTTCTCCAATCACAAAACCGTCAGTAGCACCAGAAATGTTTTTTACGTTTGTAAGGAACAAATCTCCAACCATGAGATTATTTTGATTTAATCGGAAAGAAACAATATCTCCCATGCTACCACTTGCTCCAATTGCAGTTGAGTCAATCGCTGGGTCACGACTGAATTGCTGAGTTCCAAACTCAAGAGTAAGTTTTGTGGTGCAGTTAAAAACATCCTTCTTAATATTGTTAGTCGTATCTTCAAAGCGGGTTACAAAACTTTGAAGAGCCTTTTCATTTTGCGTGTATACAGTTTGTCCGCTACTCTTACTTAAAACCAAAAGAGACTCATCTTCAATAAATGGTTTTTTAAGATTTTTTGCGATGAATGAACCAGACCTCGCACTTAAATCAATTTGCAAGGCTCCCTCAGTTTCAACAGCAGTGTTTGACTGTTCTCCAACGATGAGGAATGTCGCATCAGAAACCCCCAGACCAAAACCCTTCAATGTGCCAGACTCAGATGGCTCCTTAAAAAGAACAGTGGTTAATGAGTCGTCATCAAACCCCACAAGTTTTCCATCGCTAGTTTCTGCGTTTCTCCACAAAATCACATCTCTGAAATCATTGCCATTCAATTCAGGTAAATCATTAATACCATCAAGCGATGCGATAATTCCTACTTTGTTTGCAAGCAATTCAAATGCGGCATTGCCACCAATTTCCTTTTTCACAAGGACATCGAGAGAATACTCTGTTGGAGTATCTTGTGTTTGTGTCCCGATGTATTGAGGGGCAATCACGCTCGCTGTCGCAGTGGTATATCCAGAACCTTGATTGTAGACCACGATGGTGTCGAGTGTTTTGTCTTGATTTGCAATTCTACCGAAAGCAGCGGCATTTACCCCATCACCACTCACTTCAATACCAACCCCGACTTCGTACAAGTCATTTGGTTTGGGAACTTTTCCTGTGGTCCAAGGAGCGTCAAGTTTAACAGAGCCAGCGGTGGGGATGTCAATAATTTTTCTGACTTCTCCTGCTGCAACACCACTGAGAATACGAAGGTAGTAACCAACTGTTGATGACGGTCCCTCTGTACCGGAACCTGCGACAGCATCAGCCGTGAGAATGTCATTTCCCGCAGAGGTCACTCTATTGGTTGGTGATGCTGGAATAGCATTATTGTAAACAAGGTTTCCTGTTGTTCTTGATATCGCCTTAATTTCACCATTTGTTGAGGAGAGTCTTCCTTCATATTGAACAGCATATTGCCCTTGCCGCTGGTCTTCATATGCGTTTGCAATTCTAGAGTAGAATGGCAAAACTGGAACAGGCATTTCTGTTTCAGACTTAAATTTTTGTAAATCGGGTGGGATGGTGTAAAGATACTTCCACCTAAACCCATCGGGTAAAACAAATTCGTCTGTGGAAGTTCCAACTGGTTCAAAGTCAGAACCATTTACATTGTTATTGTTTTCGAGACAAATGTAAACATTATCATCATTGGTCAGAACATAGAAAGGGTCGGTGACAGTTGACATATCAACCGAGGAATCAAATCTAGCCATTGTGATTCCCTCAGACCAATTGTATCTTTTTGTTAGAAGCGAGGCATCGTTCGGGGCGATTCTTTTAGCAATTGTGGTGCTTGACCTTGTGACCAACTCCTCTTCCTCACTGCGATTTTCTGACGTTGAGCCACTAATTTTTGACACGGCAAGCAAAAACTTATCTTCGGCAAATGGACCGAATTGCGATAAAAAGTTTTTGGCAAGAGCCGTTTTTAGTTTTGCGTCGTATGTAAATCCAGACATATTATCCTCACTCTATTTAGTTTGCTGTATCGACACCGGGAGTAGGAGTAAAGAGATTATCAAAGAAATCGCCAATTCTTACGTCGCCGAATTGTAAATTGCCAGTATCGCCCTGCGTGCTTTCTAGTTTTACAACCGTGCCAGTTCCGTCCCCCAAACCAAGTAAGAATGATGCACTACCATCTTTCTTGACAATTGGAATCTGTCTCCCTTTATATTCCTGATTTGTAAAGTTTCCGTTTTCCATGATAAAAGTAAATCGGGCAACATTAGAACCCGGTGTTGTGAGTGTTTTTTCAGTATTATCAAAATCAGAAATCAAATCAGTGTTTGTGCTTGAAGAATCAAATTCACTAACTTTTTTTGACATGAATTTAGGACCGCCCGGAACCGTACTGGCTTGAACAGTATCAAAGTCTTTAGTTAACTTACCTCTAACGGTTCCGTAAAAAGGTATTTGTTGCTCAAAAATATCATTTGCACTGAAAGTACCCTTCAAATCCACACCAAAGATTTCAACTTTGTTGAAAGACCTTTTGATTGCCGAAGCCCCAGATGCCCCAGCGTGACCCGGAACAAATCTAAAGTTTGAGTTTCTAGATGCTGCCTGAGTTTCCGATGTGATATTAAACAAAGATTTTGGATGTCTAAAGACGTTATAAAATTCATAAGTTGAGCCATCCGAAGTGGTCATAACTGTTTGGGGACGAGTCGAGAGTGTATAGCCTGCAAGAATCTGTCCCTCAAAACCATTATAAATGTAGAGGGGTGACCTTGGACTGTCATAATACCCACTACCAAGTTGCACTCGCGGCAACTCTGGAATATCAAATGGTCTGAATGCGTCGTGTGTTATTGCAGCCCCAGTTGCAGGGTCAAAATTTGCTCCCGTTGCCGCAGTCAGACCGTCAAAACCAAGTGGATAAAAATCACCAAAGGTATAGCCTAAGAAGTCGTTGCCGTATGTGTCCCCACGAAGGTCAGCGGTTTCACCAATTGTATACGGAGCATAATTACCAATTCTAGGAATGAGCCTTGGTCTGATATCAGCAGCACTTGAGGAAAAAGTCATACCAATCATTGAAGTGTTTTCATTAAATTCAAACGCACCCAGAAGCATGGAGCCAGCAGGATGAAAAACCTTTTTGATGATATTTGCGTAATCTTTTAGACCGACACTACTTTTGATTCTATAAGAAAACTCTTGGAATGAAAAGTTGTTTTGAATTCTTGAACTAGATGAGATGAGTGAGCGTTCGGTTTCATACAAACGACCAAGTTCCGAAATTGCCTTGCCACCAAAAATGTCAAATTGCGCACCAGAGCCACCAGCCGTCTGAACGTCAACAACATAGTCAGTCGCCGGATTAAAAATTCTGCCACTTCTAAAGGTATCAATACCTGTGACCTGACCCGTGCCACTCACAGAGCGAATTCTAGTAGAGCCAATAATTTTATTTTGGGGGTCTTTAACAATAATTTTGTCATCAACATTGTAACCAAGACCGTCTTGTGTAATGCCCCCAATTGTTTTTACATTAACTTCTTTGATTGTATCAAAAACTCTTTCAGTCAAATTTTGGCGTGCGTTGGTAGACAAAATTACATCTTGATTTGGCTTGAACTGACCTGAGACATTTTTAACTGTCACTAGGCAGTAGTCAATAGCCTCTTGATTGTGAAGAGTAATTTCATCAATATCCGCTTTGCCCAAAATCGTTGTGGAGTTCAACGGGTCAAGTTGTGTCACTTGTCCACCTTTGTAAAAGGTAAGTTGTCTTCCGTTTGTTCTAGTAATTTTAATCCCGTTTCGGATTGAGTAGTCTGACTCTGATAATCGAATCACCTGTTCTCTGGGATACTCTACAGATACCTTTGTGTCGTACAAAACACGAAAAAGCAACTCCAATGAACGCTCACTACCCTTTGCACCATAGTAATTTTTAATATTTTTAATCAAGCCTCTTTCATCAACATTACTCGCAAGACTCTCTGGAAAATCATAGAGATATGTGCTTTTGAAGTATAATAAAAATGAATCAATTGTATTGTCCAAATCATAATAACTTGCGACACGAACCGCTTCGGCTCTGGGATTACCAAATTGCTCTGTCCACTCAAGATATGCCTTTACGAAAGCGACAAAAGTTGGGTGGTCCTCAACTACAAAATCTGGTAAGAGTTCGGATAATTTTGTAGAAAACCTTTGGTCAATACTTTGTGGAAGTGTTGACGGAAATGGGTCTTCAACAAAAACGCGAAGAGGTAAAAGCAGTGAACCACCATCAGGCATTAGTAACCACCACCAGATTCGTAGAAGCCACTAGTTGGCGAAGTCACAGGAATTTGAAGTGGGTCAGTTAGAGGATTAAATGGCACGAGAATATCGCTTGCACCACCACCCTGTGATTGTGTTTGTGTTTGTTCAGCAACAATTTGATTATTTAACACGGATGAAATTGATGAGGTTCCAACATAAGCGTTTTCTGTGGCGGTTGAAGTAACAACTCTTCTATCAGGTCTGTCATCGAGGAAAAGATTTACTGTCGCTCTACCGGAGTCAGAAATATCTTGTGTCAAGATATGATTTTGGTTTGAGACAAGACGCTGTGCGCCAACTTCAACTCTAATTCTAATATTTTCTGCATTGAAAACACTAAGAACATTTGTGTTGATAGTAAGAATACCACTATCATAGAGAATAGAACCAAAATTTCTATTTAAGTAATTTCGATTACCACCCTCAAGTTCATAAACTCTAAGTCTACCTCTACCATCATCATCAACAAAAACTTGTTTTGTCAACCCGTCTGTGTCAACGTATCCAAAAGAGTTGCTTGACACCACGGGGGAGTGACCCTCATGTGGATGGAAGATTGGATTTTGAAACTTCAACTGATATCCAGTTGGTGTATTTGGATTTGGTTCAAATCTTTGTTCAAGATACGGAATCAAAGAAACGGACTCAACCTCCACCAAAGACTCAAGAACATCTTTAATCATTCTACTTAGGGATACCACAGAGAAAAAGTTGATTGTGTTACTATCAAAATATTCTGAAATTTTTGCTCTCACAAGACTTTGAATTTTAGCAGTTGTCAAAGTTGTTTGTGATGGGTCATACACAACATTTGCCGCATATCTAAAGAACATTTGAACTGGGTCAATCACATCAGGAGTAACCGCCACAGAACATTTCGTTCTAAGGAAAGCCTCGATATCTTTCTTAAGACTCGATGGAATTGTTGTATTTGTGTTTGGGTTCAAAGCGACGAGAACTTTACCAAACTGTGGGGGGTCTGCGTTTTCTCCACCAAAGACGTACACAGATTTGAATCCAGAAAAATTACTAGAAATCAAAGACTCAAAATCATTTGTTGTGATTGCTCTGTTTTGTGAGGCGTATGATTTTGGTGCGTTGTATCGAATGCTCGTAATGCTTTCTTTTGCACCCCCACCGGCAGCAGGACTTACGGTGGTCACCGTAGAGTTTGTGTTTAGAGTAAAGGTTCTGTTTGTCTCGGAATCGTTTTTTCCGATGCCGTTTGTAAAAGCACCATCAGTTTTCAGATAAGAGACAGAGACAATGTTTCCTGCCTTAAGTTTTCTACCAACCACTCCATCACCAAAGTAAATACTAAATGTGCCATCAAAATCTTCTTGAATAAAATAGGCATTTGTAGATGCGGTAATTAAATTGTAATCTGTTCCGATGTCCCAGACATCCTCAACACCTGAGTTGTCTGTAGATGAAGCAAGGACTTGAACCTTGATTGTTTTTGTATCAACATTCGAGTCTGGAAGAGTAAATTTTTGGTCTTTTTGATTGTTCGACGGAACAATAAAAGACTTACTTCTCAACACACCCTGACGAATTTCAACATCGTTGACAAAGCCTCCGTTAACAGTGTCATCCGGTGTCACCGTGTAGTCTACGAGATTTGTAAAATTATATGTCTTGCCGTTGACGGTCGCTCTAAAAGTCCTACCTCGATTTAAAATAAATCCTGTAGGGGCAACTGAAAAATTAATGTTAACTGTTGCCACTGGGGCGGTGACTGACCTTGGAGTGTAGCCAAGTGACTTAGCATGGGAAACCAATGACGAACGCTTTACCGCTGAATCCAAGAAAAGTTCGTTCGCTGTAAGGTTGTTGTAAATGCCTTGGTAGTGTGTGAAGTATGATAAAATATCAAGAAGAACAGTTAACCCTGAGCCATCAAAATCATAATCTTTGAAGGTGTCTTGTTCTCTAAGAAATACTTTAATATTACTTTTGATAGTGTCAAAATCTAAGGCATTTACACTTAAGTTTTTTCTGCTAATAGCCATTATCTTGCCCTTTCAAGTGCGAACTGTAGAATGACCGGCTGAACGGTGTTGATGGGTGTGAAGTTTATGCTGACGTTAAAACCATTCTGGTCAATATTTGGGATTACAATAACATCATTTAGAGACACCCGTGGCTCAGACTCGTTTATCACATTTTCAATTTGCTCTTGGACATCAATGGCAGTCAAGGCGTTTGCATTTTCAAAAAGTTTGGCTTTTGTATTTCCGCCAAATCTGGGCTTGAATGGTTTTTCAAAGAAATTATAAAGAACAAGATTTCTGACAGACCGCTTGATACCGTCAGTATTTGTCAGAACATTTACGTCGTTTGTAAACGGGTTCTTTTCAAAATTTAGGTCTATGTCTGAAAATCTGCTCATACTTTATCTATATGAAATAATTAGAGGTTTAGCAGTCCTTTGAGGTCTGGTTTGGCAATTTGTCCAAGAAGTTTTTGACTAAAACACGGGTCTTCCATCATGGTGAGAACTGAGAAGCCTAGTGCCTTTTTGGCGAGATAGTCAGCAGCCGCAAAATACGTCGCATTGTCAGAGTCTATGAGGAATTGGATGTCTCTTACCAAATTGTCAATACTATCCGCAAGTTGAATAAACTGAGTGAGTTGCTCTACGGTTGCCTGACTTAAATCTAGTCTACCGTCAGTGACGGGGAATTGTAGCAAGAAGTTTTTCAAGTCGCCATCAATCAAGGAGTTGAATGATTCGTATAGTTGGTCACCCGGACCAAGGATGCTGCTGAAAAAAGGAGAATACTGGTCAATGAGGGCTTGCTCAAGGGCATCGTTTTCAAAAACATTTTTGATTTGATTGTATTGTTGGGCGATTGCTTGAAGACCAGCAAGACCGGGCAAGTCACCCACACCACCTCCGGGTTCAAACCCTTCACGATAATTGCTTACACCACTAAGCCTAGCACAGTGGTCGTTGAATTCATTCGTAATTTGTTGCGCACTGTCGGTGACACTTTGCAAGGAACTTAATACGTCCTCTCCCGGTCGCCCCGGAAGTTCTGGGCTTGGTATCGCATCAACCACAGAATCGACCACATCACCAATAGCCCCCAAGGCAGCATTAACTAATCCTTCGAGTGGATTTCTAAATAACTCTCCGGTTGCGATAGCCTCTAGCAATTCAAGAACATCAGCAGGCAGCGGCAATGGCGGCAATTCACATCCGGTGGTGTTAAACAATTCAAGATTGAATAAACCACCACCATTATAACCTCCGGTTGGATTTGTGCCTGCACCGGAAGGTATGGAAGAATCACTGATAACTCCGTTTTGTGGATAAAATAAAGGCTCAAATGCCGGGGATGACCATAAGACGGTTTGGAAGATTTTTTTATCTTGCTCACCCCGGACCTGTTGACATAAACCATTTACAATTAGTCCAAGTTGCTCTTCTGTAATATTAGTTGAGCCACCGCCAGTGTTATTGAATCCAACTGAAACGTGAGCAATCAATTCTGAGTGGTCAGAGAACTTACCGGATACCCTTGAGTTTGTATATGAAATATTCTGAAAATCAACAGCGTTGATAACTTGGTCAAACAGTTGACGTTCAGGTGTCAAATCACTATTTACAATAAAACGAACAATTTGCTTGGGGTATGATTGAAATAGTTTTCTGTATTTAAACCTTTGAGTTTGCGTTAATGGACTAAAAGGGTCGTCAAGAATTGCCCCTAGAATTTTTTCAAATCCTGCCTTTTCTTTTGAGTAGTCTGCTGCCTCACTAACTGGAACACCATTCACTTTTTCTTGTAAACCTCTCAGTCCAAAGTAAATTCCAATATTTCCATCTGCGTCTTTGTCTGGAAATAATTCGGATAGAGCGTCAAGTCTTGTAAGAAAACCATCAAGGAATCTAGTAACTTGTGTGTATTCCTCATCAGTGCTAGAAAATCCTAAAATCTCATACAAGTCACCCAAAAAATACTGTTGAACATTTGGGGGTGAATCACCACCCTGATAAAAAGATGTTAAGTCTGGAATATTATTTAAAAGCGGCTCAATGTCACAAATAATTACTGTTGATGTGTCATCCAGAATACTTCTTTTTTCTGAGCCAACTGGAAAGTATTGATTAATGAATGTCTGTAGTCTAGACTTTACTTCTGAGCGTTCTTTAGTAACCCAATCCTCATATGATGTTGGCACACCTGCGGCGGGTTCATCATCAAAGAAAAAGTTACTAAAGTAAACAACTTTATTAACACCGAGTGCAACATCTAAGTCTGTACCTAACGCATTTGGATTTTCAAAGAAGTTTCTTTGCAAGGTAGGGTACAAAAATCCACATGGTCCTCCAATTGTCGTTGGTGCTATATCGTCGAAACAAAATCCCATCAGTTACCTACCTTTACTGTTGATGATGCGGTGCTGATGGAGTGTCCACAAGCAGCGACATCTGTTTCTCTGGCTATACCGAAAAGACCATTACTTGTATAAACTGTTTTCGACGCACTTACAATCGGCACAGATGGATGGTCTTTGGGATGAGGTGTGACCATGCTGTTTTCCGTGGCGACAGGAATTCCGTTCACATAAACATTTTTTCCGCGAGTGGCATAAATGGAACCACCTGCGACCGTATCACCCTCTCTCGCCGCACCTAAAACTGCCATCACAATTCCACCCAGTATGTTTGTGAATTTTGCTTGATGAAGATAAACATCTTAGCCAATTTTATATTGTACCACAGGTCACCGGGATTTGCACTTGATGGTTGAATCGGTGAAACAAATGGAACTGATGCCTTTGACCGTGAAACGGGTGAGTTGTAAGAAGGCACTGGATTTGTGCCAGAATTTTCTCTAATTTGTAGTGGAGATTTTTTAGCCGTGTCTGAGTAAATTTGATTGATAATAGGCATAGCCCGTTGCACATCGCTTTCAGAAAGACTTGTATTTGACTCCAATGGAAGTGGGAATGGTCTAATGTTTTTATTAGACTCAAACGCGGTTCGCATGGTGTTTATTTTTTCATCAGTCAATTCAGGATGGGCATTTTTAATTTGTGCGTTTGTCATAGGCGTTGCATTTCCATGTCGCACATATCCGGGTGTAATCATCTCCACGAAATGAGTTCTTGCTGTAGTGCCTTTGGGGTAACTACCACGATTCCCCTTATCGTCAGTGAAATTTTCAAGATATACTTTTTCCTCAAGAAAAACTCTAAATGTTATATTCTTTGAATTTAGATAATTTAAAAAATTAGTCGCTGTCTCACTAACAAAAGTTCTTTCCAAAGAAATGAGGTCTGATGACTTGGTTTGAGTTTCGATTTGCTCAGTGTTTTCATTGAATGAAGAGGCAACAGTC